GTTCTGTCACTTTACCCAAGAGACTAGAACCCATTGATATGATGTGCATATCGTTGTGGGTTACAACCTGTAGGTTATCCCATTTTCTAATTGGCATAGTGTCTCCTTAGCTAACGATTAATATACAAAGCCACAAGAGGGCTAGAGAAAATGCAACATACGATAATAACATTTTAATAAATCCCATTTTCTGTCCCCCAATCTCCATGGTCTAAGCGCTGTTCTTCAAGGTCTTGTCGTATCATTTCCTCGACCTCCTCTTCTGTCACGAAAGATAGAGTTCTGTCCTTAAGAACATTATGCATTATCTCATGCAAACAGTCTCCGTTACCTCCCTCAGAGATAGCTTTACCTATCTCGGCAAGTTCTTGTTCTCTGAACATGTCTTTTTGTTTCTGAGTCATAGTCGTCTCCTTGTGTTGGCTTGGGTTAAGTCACCTAACTATGCCAACTTAATAGTTAGGCTAGTGGGATAGTGTGTAGGAAACATGAAAAAAACACTACCCCACTAGACTAACTATAATAATAATTAATCTAGTGAAAGTCAATTAGTCTTTCAGTTGGTCGATGTTCGAGTTGATTTCTGATACGGCAGATTGAATATCGTTTCCAATATCACTCCTAGTATTATCTAACATACCATCAATGTCAGATACTACTTGAGTCTCAAGGTCACTTATCCTATCTTCAATTTCGCTTATTGATATATTCATCTCTTTCATCATAGTTTCTATTCTCTCTAAAGTATTTTTTATAGAGGTAGGATTTTTAATTGTCATCATAGATTTACTCCTTATCTAGTGGGTTAACAATGAAAGCATTGTTTGATTTTTTAGATGTACCTTTAGCTAACAAACCAACAACAACACCTTGTGGGTCTAGGAATCTCAAGTCGTGGACATCCCCGTCAATAACTGGATAACCAAACCAATACTCTGGCAGAAAATGTTTGAATACCACAGCCACATTACCTCCTCGACTAAGTATATCCTCACACTCTGGATCGTTGGTCTCTGACCTTGAGAACGTTAAGTAATAGTTCTTAGGTAGCAGCGACTTGAGAAACTTATCCATACGATAAGGGTTCTTAGTGTAATCTGTGAACTGGATTTGTGGGTGGTCATCCATGATTCCAGACCTCCAGAACTCCTCTCGGTCTGAGAACACATTCGGTCTGAATGCATATCGTAGACCTTTTCGTTTAGCATAGAGTAGCCTTGACAACAGTTCATCGCTGAGTTGTTCCATGAACTTTACTTTATCGTTCATAAAGTACATAGTTTTATTATGCCTAGACTTCTGAACACTTGTCATTACTCCTCGTCCTTGAACGTCTAGACATAATTTCGAACAGCCCTCAGTACGATAGGCACACATCTCGTAGCCACTCTTATCTCCTGGTGATAGGGAAAGACCCTCGTTAAGATAGCCAAACTCTATCGCCTTATTTAGTTTAGTATTACCCGTTGATATTAATTGTTTTGGTATAGTATGGGTTAACATCGTCATTAGTTCTCCTTTGTAATATCGGCTTGTATATAGTTAGTATTAACCACAACGGCTCTTGCTTTGTAGACCGGGTTGCCATCCTTATCTACAAAGGTTGAATATTTGTAGGGGTTATAGAATACTTTAGTCGTAGGGTTACCACTCATTGTGACGTTTTTTTGCCAACTCCATAGATGTAAGTGTGGA